CATTAAAGGTACTGACAAGACACCTAATCGCTTTGTAAAGACACTAATGAATAATGATTTGGATGTTGACCTGAAGGACAATGACGGTGGCTTTAACTGTGGTAAACCCGCTGGTTACATCAAAGATTTCAAAGCGTTACCAGAGAAGATGCAATCTCTGATTAAAGAAATCAAACGTGTACGTGCGGTGTTTGGTACTGTAGAACTTATCAATCCTGTTAATGATAAGGGTGATGACATCCAGTTGGAAGAGACACCATTCATATGGGAAATTGATAACCGTGATGCATTTAAGAGCATGGGTGATGTATTTGCCAAGCTGTTAAAGATGAAGCGTCTACCAGTGTATCACAACGTGACAGCTACTACGCAAGAGCGTAAGTTGCCAAACGGTAGTGTGTTCTACTTACCTTCGTTCTCACTTGATGTTACAAATACTATGCCTGTAACTGACGCAGAACATGATATGTTCTCAAACTTCGTAGAGTGGGTAGACAATCATAATTCTTACATCAGCAATGCTTGGTCAGAAAAGGCTAACTCAAAGATGGAAGATGAAGATGTGGACATGGTTGATGACCTTGTTGACATTGAGATTGAAGACGAGGTAGCATAATGAATCATCCTGCTGAACTGGCGTTGCATCAATACCTTGAAGATGCAGTTGCTGGAAACACAACTATCTCTGCTGATACGATTGAACAAGTGGCATCCGACATCAAGGATGCCCTTCAGCGTCAGTTTGGCAGTGATGGTCGGAGTGGTGACTTTAGGTTACGTATGTCAAACATTGGTAGACCTTCCTGCCAACTATGGTATGAGAAGAATAAACCAGAGGCTGCATTACCTTTACCTACCACATTCGTAATGAACATGATGCTTGGAGACATCGTTGAAGCTGTCTTTAAGGGCTTACTAAAAGAAGCTGGTGTAAAGTATGAGGATAGCGATAGTGTTACACTAAAGCTGTCTGATGATGAAATAAAAGGCACGTATGATATAGTCATGAATGGTGCAGTGGATGACATCAAATCTGCATCAAACTGGTCATACACAAATAAGTTTCACTCATATGAAACATTGGCTGAAAGTGATGGGTTTGGTTACATTGCACAACTAGCAGGGTATGCCAAAGCATCTGGTAAGCAAGTAGGTGGCTGGTGGGTTGTAAACAAAGCCAACGGTGACTTCAAATATGTTCCAGCCAAATGGATGGACGTAGATAAGGAAATAGAAAAGGTTGAAGAGACAGTTGCAAAACTAAAAGAGAACAAGTTTGAAAGATGCTTTGAGCCTGAAGAAGAGACATGGTACAAAGAAAAGACTGGCAATCTTGTTCTAAATAAGAACTGCACATTCTGTTCATATCGCTTTGACTGCTGGCCTGAAATGAAGGAACTACCAGCCGTTAAGTCCAAAGCTAAAGAACCTAAGTTAGTTCCTTATATTAAACTAGCAGAGGAATACGATGCCGCCTAACTTCAAACAGTTTAGAGCAGCACGTAAGTATGGGTATCGGTCAGGCTTAGAGGTTAAGATTTCTGACTATCTTAAAGAATTACAGATTGACTTTGGTTATGAATGTATTAAGATAGAATGGGAAGACCTAGCCTACCGTACCTATACACCTGACTTTGTGCTTCCAAATGGTATTATAATTGAGACTAAAGGAATGTTCACTGCCGCAGATAGGCGCAAACATCTAGCCATCAAACGGCAACATCCTAATCTTGATATACGATTTGTCTTTGAAAACAGCAGACGCAAGCTACGTAAGGGTGCTAAGTCTACATATGGTGAATGGTGTGATAAGTATGGCTTCAGATGCTATGACCGTATCATACCAGAAGACTGGCTGAAAGAAAAAGGCAAGAACAAACACCCGTCATTCATCAAGTTTAGTGGCGGTAAGATTAAAAGGAGAAAGTGAACATGAGCGAAAAAGAAATGTTTGAATCAAGAGATGAAGACTTTGTAGTACGAGTTCGTCCATACATGGATGATGAAGGTTTGTGGAATGGTGAGATTGATGTTGCCATAATCACGCAACCAGATAATCCCCTGCAGGATGACGATTACTTTCAGATGATGCACTTCTGCAAGATGTTAGCATCAACTATTCCCATCATGGAAGTTAATGAAGACTTACGTGAATTAGTTCACACTTTTGTTATTGAGAATATTGACAAGCAGTATGAAATTGAGTTAGAAAATAAACCAGAGATTGTTCATCAAGAAGATAATATTGTGAAGATAAACTTTGGAACAAAGACTAAGGGTAGTGCCTGATGACATCATACTACAATATCATGAAGGAAATAGAAGAAGGGAGAATGAAAGTGATTGACAATACTAAAAAGGATATGGTCAACAGTCCACCACACTATAATGCTTCTGGTATTGAATGTATTGATGCCATTGAAGCTGCACTAGGTGATGGCTTTGAGTTTTACTTACAGGGTAATATTATCAAGTATCTCTGGCGTTATCGCTATAAGAATGGCACAGAAGACCTGAAGAAAGCTAAATGGTATTTGGACAAACTTATAACGGAAGTAGAGGGCTGCTACGATGATAAGAGTTAAGATGTTCATTACTATGGACGTAGACCCAGATGACTATCCTGTTCCTGCTGACGAGAATGTGGCAGAGGAAATAGAGGAAGGCATACAGGAATACTTTTATGACATTGAAGGTATTCACATTAAAAACATAAGAACATTACAGGAGTAGACCCCATGAGCATTAGTAATTATTTACCAACAGACTACCAAAACTTTATTGCACTGTCTCGCTATGCAAGATGGAAAGAAGATGAGCAGAGGCGTGAGTCTTGGCCTGAGACAGTAGGCCGTTACTTTGATTATATGCAAAAGCATCTTGAGAAGAAGCATAGCTACAAGATGGATGACAGCACACGTAACGAACTTGAACAGGCTGTACTTAATCAAGAGATTATGCCTAGCATGAGAGCCTTGATGACATCCGGCCCTGCACTAGACCGCTGCCATGTTGGTGGCTATAACTGTTCATACGTACCAGTGGATAACCCACGTGCGTTTGACGAAACAATGTACATCCTAATGTGTGGCACAGGTGTTGGCTTCTCAGTAGAACGTCATCACATTGAGAAGCTGCCTATCGTGAATGAGGATATGCACAGCACAAGCACAGTAATCAAGGTAGGTGATAGCAGACCCGGTTGGGCTAAGTCACTACGTGAGTTGATTGCTATGCTGTATGCCGGGCAGATACCACAGTGGGATGTATCAGAGGTACGCCCTGCAGGTGCAAGGCTAAAAACATTTGGTGGTAGAGCATCTGGCCCTGCCCCATTAGAAGAGTTGTTTGAGTTTATCATTGACATCTTCAAGGGTGCAAAAGGTCGCAGATTGTACCCTATTGAGTGTCATGATATGATGTGTAAGATTGGTGAGGTTGTAGTTGTCGGTGGGGTCAGACGCAGCGCACTCATCAGCCTATCAAACCTGAACGATGACCAGATGCGTCATGCTAAAGCAGGTCAATGGTGGGAGAACGAAGGACAACGTGCGCTTGCGAACAACAGCGTTGCCTACAAAGAGAAGCCACAGATGGGTACGTTCATGCGTGAATGGCTATCACTGTATGAAAGTAAGTCAGGTGAACGTGGTATCTTCAACCGTCAGTCTGCACAGAAGCAAGCAGCTAAGAATGGACGCAGAGATGCGGAACATGATTTCGGATGTAACCCTTGTAGTGAAATTATCTTACGTCCATATCAGTTCTGTAACTTGTCTGAGGTAGTTGCACGTTCTACGGATAACGTACAAGACCTAGCAAAGAAGGTTAGACTGGCTACTATTCTGGGTACGTTTCAATCCACACTGACTGACTTCAAATATCTGCGTAAGATATGGAAGGATAACACAGAGGAAGAACGCTTGCTGGGTGTATCACTAACAGGTATCATGGACAATGACATCCTGTCAGGTAAAAGCGCACAGTATGGCATGAACATTAATGATGTATTAGAAGAGTTAAAGCAGATGGCTGTCAATACAAATGAATCTGTTGCCCATGCAATTGGTATTCCTGTATCTGCAGCAATCACTTGCGTTAAGCCATCAGGTACAGTGTCACAGCTAGTGGATAGTGCGTCAGGTATTCATGCTCGTCACAACCCATACTACATCCGTACTGTACGTGGTGATAACAAAGACCCATTGACACAGTTCATGATTAACGCTGGTATTCCAGCAGAGCCTGATGTCATGAAGCCTGACTCAACTACAGTGTTTAGCTTCCCGATGAAGTCACCTACTGCTGCGGTAACACGTACTGAGATGACAGCTATTCAGCAGCTAGACCTATGGCTAAAGTATCAGCGTCATTGGTGTGAACACAAACCATCTGTCACTATCTCTGTGAAAGAACATGAATGGATGGATGTAGGTTCATGGGTGTATGAACACTTTGATGAAGTGTCAGGCATTAGCTTCCTGCCATTCAGTGAGCATACATACAAGCAAGCACCTTATCAGGACATTGATGCTGCTGAGTATAAAGAAGCCGTGCGTAAGATGCCTAAGTCAATTGACTGGTCTAAGCTGCAAGACTTTGAGAAAGAGGATAGCACTTCAGGTGGTCGTGAGTTAGCCTGTACTGCAGGTGTCTGTGAAGTAGTAGACTTGACAGCAGCGTAGTATGTATGTATCATCGTCCACGTATAAGGGCGATAGGGTCAATTGATTTGGTTGCTGAGTCATTGACCTGAGTGGGAATTAACCCACCTTAGACAAGCAACTATCCCTATATTGGATGTCGGTGTAGGGCGATATATCAAATGCCATCTGCAGTGCGGTTGGTATAGGGCATCCCAAATTCCCCGTTGCGAAGCCAATACTAGTCAGGGCATCACGACAGGGGAGAGGGGTGTAGCTTAAATGGCTAGAGCAGGTCGGTGAATCTGACCGTGTACGGGTTCAAATCCCGTCACCCCAGCCAAATTTAACCAGAGGAGAATGACACATGACAGACGAGCAACAATACGATGATGACGGCCTTGGGTGCGGTGACCTTCGCATAACAGGCTATGAGGAACATGAGGACGGCTCTGCCACCATGTATATGGAGTGCAGTTTTTACACGAAGAACGCTTTGATTGAAGCTGGCCTACTGTCTATTTTAGAAAAGGCAATCGGGAAAGAGGACAAATATGATACAG